GGTAATACTCCCAAAGATATTTAATTATATAACGAGGAGAATATAGGGAAAATCAGAATAATAAACGATTAAATATCCGGACGATATTTACCACGTTCATCGGGCTGAGGACTTTCCCTTGCCTTTGCCGTGCAGTCAGCACATAATTCAAACAAACATTCGACGGAGCGTGCCAGATGGCGACCAAATACACGGACGCAGACAAGCGCAAAATTGCAGACAAAGTCTTCAGGCTCATGGAGACAGGCATGCCTCTGGGCAAGTCGTGCAAAGAAACTGGCGTTCCGAAAGCTACCGTGCAGGGTTGGATCGCCGCTGACACGGCCATCGCCGGCCAGTACGCGCTCGCGCGCGAGGCGCTGCTGGAACATTGGGCTGAGGAAGTGGTCACTGTTGCCGACGACGATCCCGCGCAAGTGGTCGATCAAAACGGCGTCGCTCGTTATGACTCTGCCGCCGTGCAACATCAACGTCTGCGCGTTGACTCACGCAAGTGGGTGCTCAGCAAACTCAAGCCGAAACAATACGGCGACAAGATCACCAACGAACACACGGGTGTCGACGGTGGACCAATCGCGCTGGCGGCGGTCGACCTGAAGAACCTCAGCGACAAAGAACTTGCAGAAATGAAAGCCCTGATGGCGAAGATATCTGGTGGGAAGGAATAACACATTGTTTGAAAATGAAACGAAGTTCAAACTCATCGATGTCCTCTGGCCGTGGGGGAGGATCAAGCGTTTGAAGATTGCCTTGAATCAATCTTTGCAAGACAATCAAGCCCTCGCCGACAAACTGTCGGAATTGACAGACCGCGATGAACGCGGCAGATTCGTGAAGAAGCCGAAATGAACTCTGTTGTTGAGCCTGCATTGCTGTTGAAGATGATCGAGGTGGAAGAAAGCCGCCGCGCAGCTTCAGGCTCACTGTACGAGTTCGTGCGTCAATGTTGGCCAACAGTCGAACCAGGAGTGAAGTTCGTCGAGTCATGGCACATTGAAACAATCTGCGAGCACCTTGAAGCGATCACCGCTGGCGAGATCCGCAAGCTGCTCATCAACATCCCGCCGCGCCATTCAAAGTCCACGATCGTTTCGGTCATTTGGCCGATGTGGGAGTGGCTGACAGATCCAGCACACAAGTACCTGTGCGCATCCTACTCCGGCAACCTCAGCATCCGCGACAACCTGAAGGCAAGACGCTTAGTCCAATCACCATGGTATCAGGAACGATGGGGACACATGTTCAGGCTTGCCGGAGACCAGAACGCCAAGCAGCGATTCGAGAACGACAAGACCGGCTACCGGCTTGCAACCTCGGTGGGCGGCACGGCGACGGGTGAAGGCGGATCGCGCCTGATCCTGGACGATCCACACTCTGCGCAAGAGGCTCAATCGGACGTGATCCGTGAGAGTGCGTTGGAGTGGTTCGATGTTGTTTGGTCGACCCGTCTGAACGACCCGAAGAAAGACGCCATGGTGACCATCATGCAGCGTCTGCACGAGCGCGACATCTCAGGCCACATCCTTGAGGACATTGGCGGCTGGGAACACTTGATGATCCCCGCTGAGTGGGACGGCGTGAAGCGCAAGACGTTGCTGGGTGCGTATGATCCGCGCAAGAAGAAGGGTGACTTGATCTGCCCTGAACGCTTCGGCGAGAAAGAGATCACCGAACTGAAACAGCTGCTCGGCACGTATGGCACGGCAGGCCAACTGCAGCAAGACCCGACGCCGTCTGAAGGCGGCATCTTGAAGACCGCGCACATCCAGATGTGGCCACACGACAAAGCGTTGCCGCAGTTCGAATACATTCTGCAGTCCTACGATTGCGCGTTCACCGAGAAAACGACCGGCGACCCGACCGCATGCAGCGTCTGGGCAATGTTCACGCACGAAGGCAAGCGCAACGCGATGCTGATCGACGCATGGGACGAGCACCTGTCGTACCCTGAGTTGCGCACCCGCGCCATCAAGGACTGGGGAACAGAGTACGGCGGCACATCCATCAAGGACGGCGTGCGCCGCGCTCGCAGACCCGACCGCGTGCTTGTTGAAGCCAAGGCGTCTGGCCAGTCGTTGCTCCAAGACCTGCGGTTGGCGAAGGTTCCAGCCATCCCCTACAATCCTGGACTGGCGGACAAAGTCAGCCGTGCGCACCAAGCCGCGCCGACGTTGGAACTGGGGTTGATCTGGGTTCCTGAGTCAGCCAAGAACCCCGGACAGCCGGTCAGTTGGGCTGCGGCATTCCTGAAACAGCTTGCCAAATTCCCAGTTGCAGAGCATGATGACTATGTTGACACGTTCACGCAGGCGATAATCTACCTCAAGAACAGCCAGTGGTTTGAACTGCCGCAAGCACGTGACCACGACGAACCGCAAAGGCTCAACGAACCTAGGGTGAATCCTTATGCCGCCTAAAGTTGACAAAGACAGTCTCCCTTTGGACAAGCCTCGGCGCACACCGAGCCACCCAACCAAGTCGCACATTGTCAAGACGAAGATCGACGGGAAGGAAAAGATCCTGCGCTTCGGCGAGCAAGGAGCCGAGACCGCAGGCAAGCCCAAGGCAGGCGAGTCTGAACGCATGAAAAACAAACGCGCCTCATTCAAGTCACGCCATGCCAAGAACATCGCCAAAGGCAAGAGCAGTCCCGCATACTGGGCCAACAAAGTCAAGTGGGCTGACGGCGGCGAGGTGAAGGGCATGGCTCCCGGAGGCGGTTGGGGGACGATGGCCGAGGCCAACAAAGCTGCTGCGGCGAAGGACAAGGAAAAGCAGGCTCGCGCAGAAGCGGCTGCGTCGATGAAAGCTGCAGGCGTCACCGGAATCGGAGGTGGTGCGAAACCCGCTGATCGTCAAGGGCCAATGACGATGGAGACCGTGCGGGGCGACTCGCCCGGAATGCTTGAGGTGATCGACCGCACCGTCTTCGACGACACGCCGACCATAACGCCGACCATAACGCCGACCATAACGCCGACCCCTGTGAACGTCAACGTGGCGCAGCCTTCGCAGCCGATGGGATTTTTAGAAACACTCAAGTCAATCCCCTCAGGCATCGCCAACGATCTGAAGATGGGTTGGCAAGCTGGCATGTTCCGTGGCCGCGACACGCAGCGTGAGAACTTGATGAACGCCGGTTATAACCCCGCGCAGATTCAAGACTACTTTGCACGCACAGACGCGACGCTGGCTCGGAACGCTGCTGAAGCCGCCATGCGCCAAGATCGAGGCGACACGCCTCCGCAGAACCCGATGGACAAATATTCAGAACTGGCCAAGGGTTTCGCGCAGGAGTACAACATCGTTGGACGCAACCGTTCTCAGCTGATGCCGTTGTTGGAGAACTTCCTGCGCTCACGCGGAATCTTTCAGCCAACAGATTACAGCGACAAGATCTTCGAGGTTCTTTCTGTGCCGATGCAGCAAGGCGGCTCTGTGAACCTCGAAGACATGTATCAGAAGTACGAACAAGGCGGCAAGGTTCGCGGCTCGTTGCTCGAAGGGTTCATGGCTGAGTTGAATCGTCTGCGTTCGCTGCAGCGCAAGCAAGACGCGCAAGAGTTCCGCGTGGACACGGCTGAGACGCCTGCCTCGCGCAGCCCGACGCGTCCGCCGCCGCGACCGACAACAACCGCCGCCGTGCCGACTGGCGAAACTGTTGCGCTCACCGGAGACGTTTACCGCGACACAGCTGTGATGCTCGCTGAACGGTACGGTCTGCCGCCGAATGTGTTCGTGTCGTTAATTCAAAACGAAAGCGCATACAACCCCAACGCTCGCAGCCCCAAGGGTGCGATTGGTTTGGCGCAGTTGATGCCTGGAACGGCTCGTGACTTGGGCGTCGACCCGACGGATTGGCGACAGAACCTCGAAGGCGGCGCACGTTACTTGCGCCAGCAGTGGGACGAGTTCGGTTCATTGCCTCTCGCATTGGCGGCGTACAACGCTGGTCCAGGCAACGTCCGCAAGCACAATGGCATTCCGCCGTTCCGCGAGACGCAGAACTACGTCACGAGTGTGTTGCGCGACGCAGGCGTTCCTGGATACGCCGAAGGCGGTGCTGTGAAGGGTTACGAAGCTGGCGGACTGAAGGACATTGCACGCTCTGTCCTCGGTCAAGGTCTTGGGTTAGGCTGGGGTGACGAGGGCGAGGCTTGGTTGCGGTCTAAACTTGGCGATGAGCGTTATGAAGACGCGCTCGCCGAAATTCAAGCATCGAACCGCGCCTATGCCGAAAACAACCCGATCGGCTCAATCGTTGGTGAGGTTGCTGGAGGGTTGATCCCGACAGCGGCGGCATATCTTGCAACGCCGTTCACGGGTGGCGCAGCAGCACCCGCCGCCGCCGCGACCACGGCTCGCATGGGCATGTTGGCTCCACGGATTGCAGCGCAGTTGCCTAACTGGATGAAAGGCGCAGCGATCGGTGCAGGCGAAGGCGCGATTGCAGGAGCAGGGATGGCTGACCAAGGAGAGTCTCGCGCAGAAGGCGCAGCCATGGGAGCCGCGATTGGCGCACCGCTCGGCGCAGTAGCACCAGTTGCGATCGACGCCGTTCAAGGCGCATTGGACCGCAGAGCGATCCGCCGTGCAGCTTCGCAGGTGCCGGACGATTCGGCTTACGCTGCTTTGCGTCGGCGCATGGAGGAAGAAGGCTCGCTGATGTATTCCGTGCAGCCGCAAGGCAACATCAACTTGCAGCCTGCGATCAGCGCCGAAACATTGCGTGGGCCAGACGTTCAGCAGCTTGAAGCGTTTTTGGCGCAGATCAGAGGCACTCCTGGCGTCACCAAGGATGCATTCGAAGAACTTTCGAGGCGTTACGAGGATCTGCCTGCCGGTTCAAGGATCAGCAAGGCTGACTTCGAGGCGCGCATTCCGCCTTCGCAGTACAATACGATGGACCTGAAGGGCTTGTCTACGCACAGCGAATATGAAATGGACCTTTACAGGGATGAAGCGTTAGATTACTTGTACGGCAACCCAGAAGAACCTTATCAGAATGTTTTGTACAGACTTGGTATTGAACCGACCGATGAAAACTTTCAGTTGATCGCGGGTCTGAACGAGGGGATGATCGGACTCGAAGAGATGCCTGAGGAGTTCCTCAAAGCATTCCGCAAAGCCGGTTGGGAAGACGATCCTGTTGGGGAACTTTACGCGACCACGGAGGAAGCAAGGACAGAACTTGTCGATCAAATTGCTTATGAACTCGCCGTTGATGCCGGACGCTCCAAAAACTATCAATACATCGACTCTCAACGCTTGTTGTCCGAAAACACCCGCGCTGCGCTAGACGACAACTACTTCGAGATCGGTGTGACGCACCCCGACATGGCTGGCAAAAACTATTGGCACTACCCCGGAGCGATGAGCGCTGACAAGGGGATGATC